GATATTCTGTATTGTTCTTGGGATTGTATTTGTAAATTCTTCACCACCTTCTGAATTGTAGAAATCGCCGTACCCACTGTTCTTAGGACATACTGCTATAATTGGTAATGTTGAATTTCCTTCGCGACCCCCAACATATCCAGATGATAATAAATCACTTCTAATTGTGTATATTGGATTTAACATCTTTCTTGGTAAATTCTCAGCTCGTATCGTCGTTGAACAACAATTTTGTGATACTTCAGCAAATATATTTAATCCGCCAAGAGCACTGGATCTTACATCACCACCCTCATACCATTTTGGTTGAGTTATCTTATACAATGGATAATTATTTCCAACAGGATCATATATTGTAAGTTTATTTTTATCTTTTCTATATTGTGATAATTGGGAACTTTCAATTAACGCATTCGTTGTTGCGACATTTGATTGTAATCCGGCAGAAGTAATCCTATCTAATCGAGTAGTATTATTGCGATGTAATTGTTCATAAGTAAATCCAAGAAGCTCCCACACACTATTTTTCCAATTTTCCTCATTAACACAAAAATCTTCAATAAATATCCCACTATGTGCGTCCATTATTGAATATGGTGCGATATTTGGGTCCAATAAAATGTCAGAATTGACAAAATTATAACTATATGGGGTGAAACTTGGTGAATAATTATTTTGATTAATAACCTTATTTAATTTATAAACAGGAACACCAACACCAGCACTTTGACTTGGTAATCCAGTTGGTTGTTGTATAGTCTCTTGTGTATGTAACAATTTAAATTGGAAACGTGAAGTTTCACCATCAAATTCAATTATAGGATTATTCGCACCAATATAAATTTCATTCATTGCCTTAGTTAATCTAAATTGTAAAGGTTCAATTGGCTCTGTTGAATTACTCGCATTATCATAACCTTCACGTCTTGTCCTGTCAAGATAAGTTTGATAATATTGTGGTGATTCTGACCCTACAGATGTTGCTGAACCATTATAAACAGAACCAAACGGTCCCGCCATACCATTTGATAAATTAATAAAAGCATTACCATAGGAACTAAAATGACTATCAAATCCAATTGACCTTGAGGATGTTTGAAGATCCATTATCCCAGAAGCATTAAACCATTCACTTGACATACCACCAACATTTGTATCAAATCTAAATCCAATATAATATTTTGTTCCCTTCTTAACTTGAACTCCAAATCCATATCTTAAATCATCATAACGTGTTCCAAATCCAGTATTCTCATTTTCACGACTTTCATTAAAATCAAAAAATAATGCGGGAGCATCTAATGTAACATTTGAACCAACAATTTCCTCACCATTAGTTCCACTCGCATTATTATAATAATCATCACCAACCTTCCGCTGTGTGAAATAATATGACCCAGATGCGACTGATGTAAAACTATTACTCAATGTTAAATCAGCACCATTTGCCGTTTGATTTTCAATCTTTATTATAATTGTTCCAACAGGAAGTCCTGCTGGTGTTCCATAAAGAAACATCCCAACTTTTAAATTATCTGTTGTAAATGTTCCACTTACATTCATTGTATTTGTTCCAATATTACCACCACTCTCATGGTCTGCTCTAACGGAAAATAAATTCTCATCATTCATATGTAAAAATCTAGTATTTGTAATATTAATATTATCTTGTTTTTGTTGTTCTGTTAATGATCCTGAGATATAACTTTGTTGGACTGGTGACATATCAACATATCTAAATAATTCAGGATATAATTTTTGTTGGGAGAAATATTCTTTCAACAATGTTAAATTAGAATCAGTCCACTCCCATGACGTTGTTAAAACATTAGGATTGGCATTACTCGCACTTGATATTGGATGATAATATATTCCATCACCTGTTGTTCCAGATCCATTATAAACCTTGCGACTACCATCAATAGCATTACTAGTATCATTATTAATTAATCGTCCATATTCAAATAACTCAGGTCTCTTTACACCAATTGTTGAATAAGATGACTGATATTGATAATACAATTCAGTTCTTTCAAATTTATAAGGGTGAGCAAGCCCATCATCAGTTTGTACTATTGTTCTATCAAAAAAAATTGTAAATGTATCTGGTGGTGTCTCGGATGGAAATCTGTGTTTTCCAACTATGATAGCACCCACAAATGATGCTGCTAGATTCGGACGATCATTTGTTAGCCTCATTCCAAAACGACAAGCATTAAAACTTGCCTCGGTTACATTTAATCCGTTGTAATCTGAGGGATTTAAAGCATCAACTGATGTAACACTAATTAATTCATCATTATAACTATGAAAATTAGCAGTTGTATAAGAACCAGTGCCCCAACCCGTAGCACAAGGGAATGTTTCATTTGTTTTAGTTTTTGCTTTCAATGAGATTTGTTTTTGTTTATTTGGAGCATCAGTTAATGATGCGCTTTCATCACTTAATGTTTGATTCTCAATTTCAATTACCTCACTCAATCCTTTGGTTAATATTGAACCAATATTCGCAGGAGAATTAAAACCAACTGGTAATTCATAAGTATGTGTTTTTTTATACCAAATATAATCATATAATGCGGGGTCCCGCCTTTGGTCTATTCCTAATGAAGTATTTTCATAATTATAAATATTCTTCTGGACAAATAATGTATATCTTGAACCATCATTGACAACTTCAAATCTTTGAGCGTTAGCAGCACCAACGGTTCCAGTTACTATTCTCTGACCACTTCCATTGACATAATAATTAATTGTATTATAATCAGGTTTATGATAAGTTGTTGTTGTTTGTAATAATGATCCGTTTAATGAACTATTCTTTTGACTCCAAATTTTTGGGGCATCCACATAATTATAATTATCATCCCAAGTGCCTCCCCTTGGAAGTGAAAAATAATAAGAATCCGCATTCGTGGTCTTATAATAAGAATGAGTTAATGACATTTCATTATCCCTCAAAGGTATTTGAACATCTGAAGATGAAAATTGATATAAAACATTTCCAAATTGTTCATCGTTTTCCGTTTTGGTATATGTTACATTCGATGCTGAATGGACATAATTAAAAGATTTTCCTAAAAATTCTATTGTTGAACTTTCATTTCCAATTTCACTTATGTATGATGAATGAACTGATATCTTATCACCTATATCTAATGTTATTCCATCGCCGCATTTATTGGTCCAATGATAAGGCTCCGTATCATTGCCCCCTAAATACTGAGGACTTGACTTTCTATTACACTCAATTAATGTTGTTTCAACATAAGTATTCATTATATATATTTATTGATAAAAAAAAATATTATTTTTTATTTGTGATCACGCATAAAATGTTTCCATCATTCCATTAGACAATCGTGCTACTTTGACCAATTCAACATAAGACCTTAATGTATAATTATCAGTACCACCACCAGATAAATTCTGAAGAGGATTGTAATTGACAATAATTTCAACACCTCTCTGATTAACCCTTTCATTTCTATTTAATTTGTATGCTTGATAGAAAAACTGATTGACAAGACCCTGTTCGGCTGTATCAACAACTCCCTGTAATACCTTATTTTGAGAAATTGTTTCAATTTTTACAGCAGTAGTGGTATCACCTTGGAAAGAATATTCCTCACGAGTTACAAAAGGAACCATTCCCTCAGCCTGAACAACATTATGGAATTGAACGGCAGGATTAGTAATATCAACAGGATATAATAAATGGTCATTGTATTTCAAATTAGATGTTAATGTACCATTGGTATCGGCACTGGATGAAGTACCATAAGTTCTCCCACATCCAAAAGCATGATAATTATTAAGGAGCGCATTATCCTTCTGGTCTTGACGAGACAACATAGTTATTACTTTAGTTGCGATGCGTCCAGCACCACCAACATTAATAATCTTTTCACCACTGGCGGCACTTTGACCTGATGTAGCAGTAATTGTAATAGTTCTCTTTGATAATCTGTAATCCATAAATGTCATAGATAAATCATTATTTTCAAGAGCATACTGTTCCATAAGTTCATTAGGGAAATACTGGTAGTCAGCAATGAGCTGGGTAGCCGCAGTGTCAATTGAATAACTATCTCCTAAATTAGTCGGAGCAACTAATCGCTCACGAAGTGCCGGAGCAAATGTTAATTCAATAGTTACAGGCTCCTTCATCATATATAAAGGAAGTTGGTTCGTGTAAAGGAATGGGAATAAATCGGCAAGAGCAACCTGGAACTCAGGACCATAAGTAGCATTGGTTTTTTGAAATGTTCTTAATGTAACTTCTCCAACAGTTTCCATAGTCTGGGCGGCAGTTGCTTCGGGAGCAACACCAATATCTATTCCAACTCTGGGTGCTTCGGTCTGAGAACTTCCAGTTCCATCAGCAGTGCCGTCATTGTAATAAGGTTTGTGAGCAATCATGCGACCACTAACATATTGTTCTCGATATTTCTGATGTTCATTAGATAAAAACATCGATTTATAACCAACATAATGATTGAAATCATCAATTTCACTTATAGTTTTTGTTCCAACTCGTAAAGCACATCGTTGAATTAATGAATGAACACCAATATTTAATGGGAAAAAGGCGTTATCAGAATCAGCAGCCATTCGTAAAACAATCTTAGAATGGCTATGAAGAATACCTTTGTTTTGAAGTTGAAAACGACAAAAGGTATCACTATGTATGACTGGGTCTAACACATCAGTTTCTATATTAATCGCTGTGTTAGTCGGGATCATTCCGATTCTTACAAGGTCAGGAACATTAGTTGATGGAGGAGGTCCTTGCGCCATATCAGCAGATTTTACTTCAGACATTATTTATCTTTTAATATCAAAAATAAAAAA